GCATGGTCCCGGGCTGCAACATCCACGCCATCAACAGTCCCTGAAACTGTGATGTTACCTATTACGTCAAGTCCAGCAGCTAAATTCATTTTGTTAGACCAAGTACTTATTCCAGCACTAGTCATTAACATTTTATTATTACCCTGAATTCCAATGTTCATAGAATACGAAGCACCGAACCCTTCATCAAGCCAGTAAAAACCATTTTTGATTCCACCAACATTCATCCCAAGAGCTGGGTCAGCTAATGTTCCATTAGCAGTTATAACTTTCACAAAGGATGGGCTGGCACTTGTTTGCACGTCTTGATGAGGATGGTCAGCATACCCAACTCCAGCAATAGCATCATCAACATACTTTTTATTCACGAGGTCAGCATTCTCAACAGGAACATCACGCTTGATACTCCTAACATGGTCGCCACTATGATTAGGCAAAACCATCTCAAAAGATTTAGGAAGATTGTTTTTGCTTAAAGAATTAACAATCCTAGACTCTCGGCTCATTGAATACCTGTCCTATTTTTTCTTAGAACTAATGTTCCTCTTTGAGGAATTAGATTTGTAGTCCGTCCTTCTTGCTTTTGTGTCTTAGCAGTTAATCCTGACTCGTTAGGCCAAGTCTTTTCAAGTTCCTTTGCACTCTTAGATACATAAGCCATAAAGAACAATATAAACTTAGAAGTATTTAAACTTTATGCTGCTTTAACAACAATACAATGACCCTGACCTTCCTTAGTAATCGCAATTACAGGATAATCAGCGGTAACAAATCCAGCATTTCTGAATTTACTTTCAAACTCGCAATAACAATGAGACATGACAACATCACCAACCTTTGTAGCCGGGTCATTTCCAGTTCCGCTATCCGTAAGGTCATCTTCCCAATCCCAAAAATTGTATAAGTTTGCCGTAATAGTTGGAGTTCCTTTAAAGTCCTGCATGATTTGTTCTGCAGTCAATGCCCCAACAGATGTAGTTCCGCCATACAATTTAACTTCACTAATTCCTCCGCCATACTCTTGAGTTACAGAATCATCACCAGCTTTATTAGCAGCCCCAATTCTACCGCTATCAAGTCCGCCTAAAGTAGAAACCCAAGCAGCTATATTTGTAGAAGTACTCATAGTTTGGGCAACGAAAACACCATTAATGTATAATTTTGGTGTAATCCCGTCATGTGATAAGGCAATATGCAAGAATTTGTGTGGTTCTGCAACAACATCATCCGTAGTCAAAACCCACTGAACTGTAGTGTTATCAGTACACCTAGCAACAACTTTTCCAGCCTCCACATTCAACTCTATAAATTCAACAACGCTTTTATCCGCAAAAGTAATAATAGTGCCTGTCTGAGTCTTATCTTCAGGCATAATCCAAGCTATCCAAGTCCCAGAAGTGTAAACAGCAGCTAATTGTCCGGCTGCAGCAGCATCAACCTGCATGTAATCATCAGTAGCTCCACCCAAGAAAGCCATAGCATGCTTACTACAAGTCAAATCTCCTGCAATATGAATAATGTCAGTAGTTGCCATTTAAGGCGTACCTGTACCAACAACACCATTAATGATGCCTTTATCAATAAGCTGACCCACAAGAGTTGCAAGAGCATCAGCCAAATTATCATTGGTTGCTCCATCACAATTAATTGTAGTAGTTAATTCAGTAAAATTTTCAAATCTCCAAGCAGTACTTTGAGCAGTAACATCCCTTTGGTCCCTAACCCCTGTATGTATCGCCACAAATACCATTTACTTTGACCTCTTAATTTTAGGTTTAGGTTTTTCCTCAACTTTAGCTTCAACCTTTGGAGCTTCAGCAAGTTCAGGATAAATATTAAGAATGTCATCAACTTTTTTTCCAAGCTCTAAACGATGCGCGTATAAAACTCTAGCATTTTCTAGAGTCATTTTTAACTCACGCTCGACAAGATATGAACAGCAAGAGGATCTGTCAGGATCCCTTCTCCTTCCTCCCATACTCTTATCTTCTTACCAATTCCAGGCTCAGTCATAACAACTGATTGAAGTGGCATAAATGTCTTCCAAGTAATTGATTTCTTTGGAACAAATGTAATAACCCAATCTGCTGTAGCATTAGGGCTAACTGCTATCTTAAGGCCCAGTAATTCCATAACAATTCCACTCTTTACTTTCTCTGTAGCAAAAGAAGGAATTGAACTTCCCTTTACGTTGATCAAGAAATTTAATAAATTTTTGTGTTCTAAAGGATTCATCAAACAAATTGCTCCTTCAGGATTATATCCAGCTGCGGATATTTCCATTTTTGCATTAAGCAAGTCTGTTATAGGATTGCAAGTTGCAGTTGTACTCCAAGGAGAACTAGCTGCTGTATCGTTTACTGTAGTTGGGTTAGGCGTTCCTGATGTTGTTGCTTCAGTTAGCACATCATAAACCCTTCTGTCAATTTTGAAATGAACAGCCTTAACTAATTCCTGCACGTTCCCAGCAAGAATGTCAACATCGCTGTCTTTAATATCTTCCATTGAAATAGTTGGACTCTCAACAAAATACTTTTTAATATAAGAAGTTTGTCTCTCCCAAGCCTGTTCAACAACAAAAGGTCTAGCCTTAAATGACGTATTAGCCATCATCGAACCAGTAACTCCATTAGTTGTTGGTACATCTATGGCATTCATTGCTGTTGCAAGAGAAAGTCCTTTTCTGTACCACCTTATTTCTCTAGATTTTGTTTTAGATTGATTAGTGTAATGTTTAAATGAAGGTGTTAGAATTCCGAAACCCTTAGCAAGTTTATCAATGTTGATGCCCCTGATGTCTGCTTCCGCTGAAGAGTCGTATGTCATTATGTATTTCTCCCTAGATCAAGTAAAAAGAATTCCCCATCTGTTGCAGCTTCTAAAGCTACTCCAAAGATTGCGCCCTTTTCATCATCAAGTGTTGCGAAATCAGTAAATTCGTTAGCGGCAACAATTCCAACTGGAAGTCCGAGGCCAACACCTCCTGTTCCGACTTCGCACTTAAATATTCCGCCTCTGTAAACTGCTATCTGCAATTTACCATCTCCTGAAATTTTTTCTTCAGCTGCAATTCCGCCAAATACATCTTCATTTGATGATGAAGCTGCTACTGTCATAGCTCCTAATAATTTTAAAACTGTCCCTTTAGGAATGGCTGCATCTGCACAAGTCATCATAATAGGAAGTTCCGTTTCAACCATTAATACTGCGACTGCATTTGCCATAAAAGACTTTCAATATGATTAACTATATAAAACTTTTGTTTTTATATAAAATATAAGTACCCCCCTTTGAGGGAAGGGGGGACTTGTCCTTTGTTAGGTGGTTAAGAATTCGTGGACTTGCATCCCTCAATTTTGGCTTTTGCTAATTCGAGGATATTCTCGTTAATTGCAATAGACCTTTTGTTATCCGTGATTGCTCCTTCAGATTTAGTCTTGACTTCATTCCAGAATACTTCATCTGGTGTCCCAATCTTTAATCCTAAATCTTTTGGTACTTTATTTTCCATCTGTGTCCACCTCGTTTGCCATAACTTTTTTGGCATAATCTTCTGCTGACTCCCCTTTACTTTGGCTAGTTGCATCAGCTTTGCCGCCTAGTGTTTCCTTAACTTTCAAGGCTTCCTCTTTTGATAATAGGTTCTTCCTTTCTGCATTAGCCTGTTCCATCCTTGCAGCCGCAGCATTTGCCTTGTCAATCAAGTCAGGAGCAGCAGTCTCCTCTGCTGCTTCCTTCTTCTTTTCTTCAGGATCTTCTGCTTCTGAAGGACTCACTTCCGGTTTTTCTTTTTCTACCATTTCAAATCACCTCATTTGATTTTGATAAATGAAGGAATTGCATATCCACCAAGACCAGCAAGAACAACAAGAACAATCTTTAATAAAGTTCCGTTAAATCCCAGACTCAATGCAACACATTCCAACAAAGTAATACAAATCAATGCTGTGATAACTATACTTGTTTTTACTTCTTTCACTTTAGATACCTCGATTTTTAACATTTTTACATGAAACCAAAATTAAGGTTAGACCCCCTATTCTCGTCTTGCATCTTCATAATCAGCTTCCTATATTCCAACCAAAATAACATGATTTCCTCTCTCTCTTGTTTTGCAATAGCACTTCTTTTTGATGCTTCTCTTCTAAAGAACCGAGCATCATCCAACATATCCTGGTTATCCAAGTCTATCGCCCATTGCTTATATTCCTTCTGTCTCTCAATCTGTTCAATTTGATTAGCTTTAATTATAGCAGTAGTTTCGTTTACAATTTCTGATGCACTAAGGGGCGCTCCATTCTCTTTCATATCAGTTAAATATCTCTTATTTACATTCCATTGCATGACTAGGCTTTTTGTTCTATCTCCAAAATTTTGTATGGGGTTCAATATTGGTAATAATCTTTGTATGCCTTCCCATAATGTAGTGTCATAAATTTCGTTTCCAGTTGCGATAAATTCAGCAGTTAGTTCAGGGTCATTTATTTTAGCAACTTTACCAGAAACAAAATCAAGTCCTTCCATAGCATCTCCATATCCCCATTCGCCGATAACATACTGACCAACAATAGCACTAACTGTTCCAGCAATTGAAACAATTTTAAAAGCAGACCAGGCTTTACTTTTGCCTCCAGACATAACTTTCTTAAAAACAGCTTCACTCATTATTCTACTTTTAACAGCAGTAAGTCCAGCTTTTTTAGATATTCCTAATCTTCCAGCTTCCTTGGCTTTGCTTGCTGCACTCAATCCTTTCTTTGCTCCCTTGCTTACCATTTCTTTCCAAAAAGAATTCGTTAATATATCAGGACGAGTTGGATTTACTGAAGCAGCCTTGTTCATAGCTGCTGTTAATCTCCCCATTCCACTTATAGTATTTTTGACAGTTCCGAGGGCAATGTCTATTGCTCCTGACTCTCCAAGTGCTAAAAGAACAGTTTGCCATCCTCCACGTTCATCAAACTCTCTTGCAGAACTTTCCATGAAACTTTCTTTTTCTCCTGTCATTTCTCCTGAATTTATTGCAGCCATTATTTCATCAGAAACCTTTAATTCTCCTGACTTTACTCGTTCAATATCTCTTGCTGACATATTAGGAAGTTGCCTATTTTGTGTATTCATAGCATTAGCTTTTTCTATCATAGCATTAGCTTTTTCTATAGTTGGACCAGCCCCAGTATTCGTAGTTTCAGGAGTACTCCTTGAAATTCCTCTAGCATAAGAATTTCTACTTCTTGATGATTTCTCTTGTCTGCTTATAGCTTCATTCTGTTTTTTAGTAAATTTTCCAGCTCCACTTCCAGTCCTTCCAGCTCTTTGTCTTTCTCGTAATTGTCGTCTTTTAATATTTCCCCTTCTCCTAGTTGCCTCTGAAATTACCATCTACTTTTTACCCTCCAGCTCAACTTTTGTGTCATTAGGCTGTGATGCTGACTCAATAGGTTCTTCTTCCAACTCCATCGCTGGAGAAGGCGCTTCCTGTGGTGGCGTATCAGAAATCATTTCGTTCTGTAAACTTGCAGGGAAAGTCAATTCAATTTCAACTCCAACCTGTTGCAAGAGTTGTTCTTCCATGTAAAGCTGTTCCCCCTTGACAGACTGCTCAAAAGCAAGATAAACAATTTTGCCTGATGCATCAGTAAACTCTTTAGCATTACCGACAACAATTTGAGGTACATTCACGACTTGGAAAAAATAATCATTAAGCTGTTGGATCCACGCAAGAGGATTAAGTGTTGCTGCCTGGGCTGTCGAAACCATTTCCGGTTCAACACATCCTTTAGGAACATACATATTCTCCCCATCCTTTCTAGCTCCATCATTCACAGCCTTAAAAGCTGCAATCTCTGTAGTGTCATCCGTGTCCAAATGGAATATGAACCAAGGAGCAACATTTCTATGCAGAACCCTTTTCCAATCCGACATAGCCTCATTCCTGGCATTAATAATCCATTTAACAGTTGGAATTATTGAAGTGCCATGTATTTCATCTGCAATTCGTTCTCTGCTTAAATGTAACATCTCATCAGGTTCAAAAGAAGCCAATACCTTTTTAGATTTAGTAACTTGCTCATATCTTATAATAATTCCTTTTCCATTGGAAATAATCACCATGCTTGATGGGTCTAAAGGCTTCAAGTTTTTCAAATCATCTCCATCTCTTATGATTTCTGTAAATGAGTCTCCGGCTAAAGTCTTAACCATCTGAGCATTTTTCAGGATAGAATTGAAAGTGTCCTTTCCATTTCCAGTAACATCAATTAATATCAAAGCTGTTTCTTCAGAACTTTTGTACCCAGCTCCAAGAGTCCAGTTTGTCTTAGCATCTACTGCTGTTTTTAGTTCAGGGATGTGCTTGTAATAACCAAGATTTTCAGCCCAATCACTCATCTGCCACCTATATTCTTTGTTTCCTGTTGGAGCATCTGTTTCTTCAGAAGGCACATAGAAGGTTTCAACGTCTGGAGTCTTGCCTAAAAACTCCTCAGTTAACGAACTTGCATCCGCATTTGATATATCTGTTGAAGGCATTGTATGTTGTTATTTAAATTGAATTATTTAAATCTTTGGTATTTAAGACCAAGCCGCAGTATGACCTGAAATCCTCTGAAATCTTATTTCAAAAACCATGACCGAAATGTAGTGCTTGTTAATCCCATTTGGTGAGCTGCATAAGTTCCATCTCCTGTCATATATGCTTCAATTAATATAACAACACTTGTTGGAAATCCAGCAGCTAAAATGCCAGTATCATCAAGTTGTGTTCCAGCAGACTCAATATCTTTTGGAGTTCCAGCTCCCCCAGTACTACCATTAGAACCTAATTCTTTAATATAATCCCCAGCATTAGTTATAATTCTGAGTCTATAATGTGCAGTATCACTAATGTCTCCAGTATCTTTTAAAGTAGTGAGTAAATGCCATGCAATCAAAATGCTGCTTTCAGTACCTTCAATGTCAAGAGTAAATCTCGCAATTTCTCCCCAAGCAGTATAAGGCGCAGTCGGATGGGCTTGCGTAACTACATTTACGTCTTCAACTCCAATTCCAACAGCTTTTTCTGTCCACAAAATCTGACTAGAAGCATCAGCTCCAAGACCTTCTCCAGCAGCATCACTCGTGTTGAATAAGCCACTGTTAATCAAACCGAAATCTAAAACCATTTCTTCATCCTCAACATTTTATCGATATCTGTTATCTCTCCAAAGCCCTGGCCAAAAGGCACAGCCAACCCTATACTCATCATCATTTGACCGACATCCATGCCAAGAGACATGACAACTCCCAAAAGTCTTCCGTACTTTCCAACCCTGTTTTTTCTGTTTATTATGATTGTAACTTCAGTATCTTCAATTAAATTCCTCAACCACTCCTTAGCTTCTCCTCCACCCTCACTCATTTCCTTAGCATTAATATTCAAGAATCTTAATGGGAAAACAAAATCCCTCCCTTCAGTTGAAAGTCTTATCGTATCTCCATCCACAACCTTCTCAACCTTAGCAACAAAGTCATGCACGATTTGAGGATGTGGACTTAACATACCATATTCTTCCAGTTGTTTATTCGTTAATTCAGGATATTTCACATAATTATGAGTTTCATGTGTCATTTTCAAGCATTAACCATAAAAGTCTGAACCTTTTTATCTCTCAAAATTCCAATACAAAACAAGGCCCTGTCTCTCAAAACATTAATCATATCTTCAGCTTCAACTCTGCTAGTAAACCCAGACATATCCCAAATAATACCCTCGATAGCAGCAAGACAAGCAGTAGCCTCCAAAACAATCCCTGCAACAGAAGAATTTAAAGCAGTCGCCTGATTTGCTTTAACAAAATCAAAAGTCGTTGCTGCATTCACGATGGCTTCACAATTTACAATAATCGTATCGAACCAACCAGCAGTTTTCACAGTAGCACTAGCTCCAGTTCCAACTCTTAATAGAATGTCTGCATCCTTTGCGAATTCTCCTGCATCAGCCATAAATAAGCATTATAAACTAGTATCTATATAAATTTAACCCTCTTTCCTTCAAACACCAACAAGCCCTGACCATAGCTTCAGCAAGATGTGCATAATCTCCATAAATCTTGACTCTCTTATTCTCGGTATACTCAAAAGTAACACTTCGCAAACTCCTCAACAACTGAGGATTACTAATCACATCAACCAAACCTGTCTCCAACAACATAAGAGTATGGCTATACAAATCCTCCTTTAAAATCCCCTTCTTCTTTTCTTCTCCTTGAATTTGAACCCTTTTAGAAGCATTATTCAATCCAATAACCCTCCTTCCCAACTTGCTAATCAAGATATCAGTTACCGCTCCTCCAACTCCTGCATCATCAATAAATATTCTTTTGAATTTATAAATGTCGTCAACCGATTGTATTCTCCCAATAGTGTCTGTTGTACTAACTCTATCCGTGGTGAAGCATTTGACAATCTTAAGTCTTTTATTGCAGAGTTCGCATACGACAAAAGCGTTTTCATCACCACCATATCTTGCAATATCAACTCCAAGATAAAATTTACTTCCTTGTTGTTTATCATCTTTTAAGCTCCAATCAATAAAAGTCATTCGCTTCTTGATTAATTCCGTAGGGAAAAACTGATGCCAATCCTCAGTAAATTCTCCCTGATACTCCTGCCGGTACTCTTCCTTACTCATACGTTTCTTTTCCTTCAACAAAAAAGTCTTAGGAATTCTCACGCAATCCTCACTACTTACATGGAAGCTCTTAAAATCAGGATCATGGAAAGATTCAAAGAAATAACCACCCTTCCCAAAAGGAGTGCTCAACAAAATAATCCAACCCATACTCCTAGCCTTTCGACTAACAGCAATCATCGGAATTACAGCATTCCAAACCCCTTCAGGAATGTAAGCAGCCTCATCAGCAATAAGTAAATCAATAGCAAAACCACGAATAAAATAACCTGTCCTCCCAGCCGGTAAAGCATAAATCTTACTACCATTCTTAAGTAAAATCTTCGTGAGCGTCGGTGGCTCCTTATACAAATCCTTTCCATCTTCATCAATCCTCCTATCCACATTATATTTAACCTTCTCAAACAACAAGCTAGACTGCCGCTGAGAAGCGGCAATAATAATTGTAGTCGTACCAGCATTACATAAAGCGAAATCTACAGCCTTCTCACCAATAACCTCTGACTTACCAACCTGACGACCACACCTCAAAGTCATACTCCCCTGATGCACAAGAACATCCTGCTGCCACGCATCCCATTTCCACGTCATGCACTGAACCCCACCAAATTGCATATTAATTCAGGGGTGTTGGGGACTTTCCCCAACCAGTTCCAAATATTCATAAAAAAATTTGAGAGAAATAAGCCGAGTCCTAGATATATAACCTCAACCAAACAACCAAGATTCGATATATCAATAGAGTGGCGTACACCAACACCACGTCTAACGTCTAGCGTATGGGTGGGTGGGTGGATAGCGTCTAGCGTAAGCCCCAACTGGGAAGTTGAGTGCAGCTGCAATACATGCCCAACTGGCAAGTTGATATATCCTGGGCCCAGGTAGTTCCGACCATCATTCGGTGAGGGAGATGAACGGTGTTCGTGGGTTGTTAGGGTAATCAACAGCCCAAAGGCAGCCCTAACCACAGCGTGTTCTTTCATGCATCACTCACATCCTTATCAGTCAGCCATACATAGCTCTTATGAGTTGTTATCCATCCAAGCTTAACTAAAGCCCTTCTGTTGGTCTTGTATGTTCTAGGGTCTGTACCGACTTCATGCATTATGGCTTGTTGTAAAGCTGCGTTAGTTCTACGTCTGCTATCAGGTTGGTGTGCTCTCAACCTCCACATCACTCGCTTTAAGGTCTCAACTGTCATATGGCATGACCTTCAAAGCAACAAGGGCATTCACCCCAGTCTGTAGCTGAACGTGGAAATGTTCTACCGCAAGTATCACATTTCATAGTGGTATTCCTCCTGTGTTCCTGTAGTGCATCCATCCAGGGATTATGTCAATCAATTCATGGATTATGTCAATCCATTCATGGATTATGTCAATCAACATAGTGCCTAACTCCTGTTCCTATCAAAGATTGGTTTGCCTGTTAGTTCTCTTTGTGTTTGCACTTGTGGTTCAGTTGTTGTTGGCTGTATTTCTGTTCCAGTGTATGGCTTGACTGACTCAGGCAAGACGTTGGAGAACACTCTGCCGTTCTTGTTAGGTTTGCTCAACGTCATAAACTCAATAGCTCTGCCAACGAGTTCATCGGGATCAATCATAAGGCCTTTTCCTAAAGTAAAACCGAATCTCGTCATGAGTTGTCCTAAAGCGCTGTCTGCCATCATTTTAGTTGGGTAACCGGCCTTCATTGATTGACCATTCATGTCAATGATTAGATCAGTGTACTCAAACTTTTGTGGTGTTGTTCTGTACTTAACGTCAGTTATTGCTCCGTTGTGTAGTCCGTCTGGTATCTTTACTGGTTCCGTGCATTCGATTTTCATGTTGTTTTCCTCGTTTGTTTGGTTAATAATGTTCTTATGTGCCTTGCGTTTGAGATTTTGTCTCGTAGGTTTTTGGCATCGGTTGGGCTTAACCCAAATACGTTCACTCCTTTGTGCAGTGATGTCTCTTTAGTTATCCTAATGGCATATTCTAAGTCGTGAGCATCCCATTTTACGGAAATGGTTGTTTTCATTGTCCCTCTTTTGTTTGTTCGTGGATGACGTTAGCTTCTGTCAATAGTTTCTCTCCTTTTTTTGTCAGGAAGTATATTGTTCGGATGCCTGTCTGGTGTTTTTTAATCCATTGTTTGTCCAGCATGTCTGTAATGATTTTTCTTGCGTAACTGTAATCCATTTTTAGCTTTGTGCTTATTCCGCTGGAATGTCTTAGGTTGTCATCAACCTGATTCAAGAATATTATTATTTTTGCTTCACTAATTTTTAAGTCTTGTTTAATCACCATATCCATGCTACTACTACTCTACTATAAATAATTATCGGTATGTCTCAATAATCCCGACAAAACACAACACTTAAATAAGATGCACAAATAAACAAGTATTGCTAGTTCTAAAGCTGTTAATAAACAAACTTTTTTCTTTTCTTTTGTGTACTTTTCTTTTCTTTTTGTCGATAGGTAGTGATGACGTAGTAACGATAGCCCTGCGGCGATTGAGCAAAAAAAATTAAGCTTTAATAGGCTCAACTTTCTTTCGTCTTTGAAAACATGGAACAACCAAACCCATGATTTTCACGTTGGCATACATTCTGCCGTTCTTGTCAGTACATAGCCAAACTGCTATGTCTTTGCTAGCAAAGTCCGGAACTCTATTAATTCTATTAATTTTTGTTTTTTCCATTTGTTTCAACTCCGAGCGTTTTTCGCTCACTTGATGGCAAAAAAGTGTTAGAGAGTTGAGAATAGGATAAACAAAACTACTGGTAGAAAGATTAATGTAAAAAACATATAATGAACAAAAAAAAATTAAACACGCCTTGCATGACTAACATCATCTTGCATGACTAACATCATGCCAAAAACCTGTCGTAGAATTAAAAACAAAAGTGAAACCCCCCCTCCGACTATTCAAAGTTTTGTCAGCATTCTCAAACATCGCCAGCTTTTGAGTTCCATCAGCTTCCTCATTCTCCAAAGTAACGGTTTGGTCACCATCCACGATAATAACGTGAAGCACCTGACCATCAACACCACCAGCGAAACCACCAATCACGACAGTAGCCGCCGGATTAATAAACAAAGTATTAACACCGCTAACATCCGTATCATCAGCCGAAGCAGTAATAGTTTTAGTA